TCAGAGCGATTCACCGAACCGATGGAACTTGACCGACATGTGAAATTCAGCTCTCAGCCGGAAAACAATCATGTGAAGGCGTTTGTGCGTGGCGGTTTGCAGGGTGTAGCCTTTGCCATTCCCCACTTCCCGGAGGTGCCGACGCTGCGGTGTGTGAACGACAAGGGCGACGCGGTGGCGCAGGCTGGCATGAATCCCTACGACCACACGGCGGCATGGATTAACCACTATCACACCAAGACTGCCGAGGAATTTGTGGAAAAGGTCAAACGTGGATTCCCTGACAGACCAAAGGATAACGACATCTACCAGAAGAGGGCCGTGGAGTATTTCTTCAAGATCAATGAGCGCACAGCGGAGAAGGAAGAGGTGCTGAAAGCCTTGGTAAACCCACAGCAATGATTTGTACGAATAGAAAAGGCAAATAATTATGGATAATATTTTTGCGAACCTTTTACGATTCAGGCAGACGCGCGAGGCACCGACTCCAGGTGTCCCCGCCACGACTGACCCGAACGCGCAGAGCAACCAGTCGAAGGTGAGCGGTGGCGACTATCAGGAGCGCATCGCTTACGTTCGCGGTCCTGAGCAGGCGTTGGTGGTCGGTGCGGTATATCGTGCCGTGAATCTGAGGGCAGACACGATGAGTGTCATGCCCGTGCAGTACCAGAAGCGCGACTTCGAAGGCGGCAACTTCACCACCGACATGCGCGGCTTAGGCAAGCGGCTCAACTACCTGTTGCAGGAGGAGCCGAACCCCATCATGAGTGCTGCCGACATGTGGCGACTGGTGGAAATCAACCGCCTGTTCTACGGAAACGCTTTCGTGTATGTGGAGCGCGACGAGTTTGGATTCCCAATTCATTTGTGGTTGGTAAGGACTGGTGGGTATAATGTCGAGACCGGCACGTATGCGAGTATCGTGTATCTGACCGACCACGGCTATGTGACGCTGACAAATGTTCCCCGTGAGGACGTGCTGCACTTTGCCAACACGTTCCGCTATCAGAACGGCATCTGGGGAATCCCGACGCTACAGTACGCCATCGAGACGCTTTCGCTTAACCGTACCCTGCGCCAACAGGCACTGGAAACGGCGGCAAAGGGTGGCCGTGTGAAACTGATCATCGGTGAGGAGCAGCGAGGTACGCAAGGTTTGCTCAGCGGTGGCCTTTACAACAAAGACCAGATGCAAGCCTACGCCAAGGAGTTGCAAGACAAGATGTATGCCGGTCAGGATATTCTCGCCATTCGTGGACTCGACAAGGTTCAGAACATATCAATGTCGGCTGTCGAGATGCAGATGTTCGAACAGCTGGGGGCCACAAATGATGACGTAAGTAGATATTTTGGGTGTCCGAGGCCGCTGCTAATGCTCGACACGAACAGCCATTACAACGACTATCAGAACGCCACGATGGAGTTCCACACGCGAACCATCCTGCCGCAGAAGACGGGCAACGAAAAGGAGATTGCCCGCAAGCTGATAGGCTTCAAGGACTACGGCGTGCGACGCATCCACATCTGTGAAAAGCCGTTGCTGGCGATGGACCCCGAGCGACAGGCCAAGGTCGACCTGCTGAATCTGCAAACGGGTGCCAGCACCATCAACGAGGTGCGTGCCGAGCACGACCGCCCGAGCGTAGAAAAGGGCGACACCCCAATGGCCAGCGCCAACTTGATGACGCTCGACGCGCTGATTGCCAAAAGCGGTACCACCGAGCTAAAGCCGGGAAATTACACCGTGGCAGAACCCTCCAAGGAGGGCGAGGGCGAAGAGTGAGAAAAACATCGTCACGTGACAATCTCGAAACTGCGACGTGGCAAATAAAATCTGCCACGTGGCGACCGAAAACTGGCACGTGCCAAAAATAAATCGGCAAAAGCCATTTTGAAAATGGCAAAAGCCAAATTAAAAACGGCAAAAGACAACGAATATGACACCAAACCCGACACGAGAGGAAATCGAAGCCCTCGAAAGAGAGATCGAGAAGAGCCGCAAGCACCGCGTGCGCACGGCGGTAAACCCCAAGCATAGTTATGCGGGATAAGTAGTAACATCAATTTAATCAGATTTTTGAGATATGACAAAACAGGTAAGATTTATCCCTATGGCCACCTGCGGTTTGAAAGTCCGCGAGGCTGGCGAAGGTCAGGAGCAGAGCCGTACCGTAGTGGGCACGCCCATCGTGTTCGGTGTACGCTCGCACAACTTGACCCCCTGGAGCAGTTACCGCGAGGTGTACGAGGTGATGGAGCCTGGTTGCATCAGCGACGAGCTGCTGCGTGAGTCTGACGTGGTGCTCAATCTGAACCATTCCAATAAAGTGACTGACATACTTGGTCGCTGGCGCAATGGCGAGGGCACCCTGAAACTACAAAAGAACCTGCGCGACATCGGTTGCGAATGCGACATAGCCGAGACCAGTGCAGGCAACGACACTCTGGTACTCATCAAGCGTGGCGACATCACCGGCATGAGTTTCGCGTTTGACGACGACTACGAAGACTCTGAGAACGGCGTATCGTATGAGCGCATGAAGAACGAGGATCACGACGGCAAGGAAGTATGGGTGCGCCACGTCAAGCGCGTCACAGCCCTTTACGACGTGTCGATTGTGACTCATCCTGCCTACGAGCAGACCGCAGTCGCCACCCGTGAACAGTCCGACGCTATCGACAAGGCCATTGAAGCCCAGTTGAAGCGTGAGCAGCCGCAGGAGACTGAGGAAGAGAAGAAAGCCCGCGAGGACAAGGAGCGTGAAGCCAACGGTGGCGAGACCAATGCTGAAAAGGCAGAGCGTGAGGCTCGTGAAGCCAAAGAGCGTGAGGCCAACGGCGGCGAGACGAATGCCGAGAAGGAAGCACGCGAACAGCGTGAGCAGGAGGAGCGCGAAGCCCGCGAACTGGAAGAGCAGGCCGAGCGTGCCCGCCAGCAGCGCGAACTGCGTCAGCGATCCTATCGCGTCCGTCGTGAAATCGACTTTTAACAACTTTAGTATTCACCAATAAAACGTTTTTGATCATGGCAAAAATGACAAAATCACAGATTGCAACCCGTCAGGCTGAAATCATGAACAAGCTGGACGAGTTCGACGAGAAGACCAACGTGCGTGAGGCAAAAATCCGCACCCTGACTTCTGAGGAGCAGAAGGAAGAGCGTGAGCAGCTGATGGCTGAGCAGCGTAAGCAGGACATCGAGTACGATGCACTGGTGCGCGAGTCAGCAGGTTTGTCAGCCCGTGCCAAGGCTATGGCCAGCGGCGAGGAGCTGAAGAACATCCGCAGCCGTGAGGACAAGGGCAAGGAACTGCGTGCGCTGGTTGAGGAGTGCTACATTCAGAAGCGTGCAGCTAACGCCACAACCATCCTCGCCAATGCCATCACCAGCGGCGACGACCAGAACGTGAACGCCAACTTGGAGGCAGGTGGTCTGATCCCCATCGAGATTAAGCCCATCATCGACACCAAGGTTGCAGGCGTTGAACTGCCCGACGACTTGCAGATGCTGACCAACGTGACCGGCACTCAGGTTATCCCCTACTCAATCAACGATGTTACCTTCAAGGTTGAGGGTGAGGTGACTAAGGTGGCCGAGCAGTCTCTCGACTTCACCAACATCAAGACCAGCCCCGTGCGTGTTGCCGCATCGGTTCCCGTCAGCCGTCGCGCTGTCGCTCAGGCCGCATTCGACATCATCGCCTTCTTGACCTACAAGTTCCAGAAGGGTTGGGCTATCTTCCGTGCTCAGCACGTCTACGGACATGGCGCGTTCGACAAGCTCGAAATGCCGTTTGCCAAGGCAGAGGTCGTTGAGCTGGCTCTCGACGAGAACATCGGTAAGAACCTGGCCAAGGAGATTGCCAAGATGTACGACCTCGGCTTCGAGGGCGACCCCGAAATCATCATGGACAAGACCACCGAGGTTGACCTTCAGTTCACCAAGCTCATCCCTGGCACCACCGACTCTAACCGCACCGTGGTTCAGGACGGCAAGTGCGTAGGCTTCCGCTACAAGGTGAGCCCGTTCATCGACTACGCTTTCGACGAGCACGGCATCGGTACAAAGGACGCCACCTACCGCTACATCGGTATTGGTCACTTCGGCTATCTGAACGAGATGGTATATGCCGACGGTATCGACTTCAACGTTGATGGCCGCTCTCAGGAGAACTTCGACCGCAACGTCATTGGCCTCGGCATGGGCGTTGACTACTCACTCGTTGAGCTCTCCAGCAAGGTCAACGGCAACACCTCCGGCAAGCCCCAGGCCTTCAAGCTCATCAAGCTGGTTGAAGAGCCCACCACTCACTAAACTCTCTGTTCTCTCTCGCTACTTTCGGGATAACCAGAACTCACTGTCATAGTAGTTCATGCCGACGGGCGGCTCCGATGCAAACGGCAACAGGCTGACCGCCCGCCGGCTTCCCAAAAGGAAGCGGGATGACTACGAAACGAAACAAAAAGTAAAAACACGTTGCACAATAGTATTGCACCAACATGTCACTCATCACTGATAAAGTCTTCTACAACGCGCTTCGCTCCAATGCCGAGCTGACGGCAACGGTGGGCGGTCGGATATACTCGACAGCCATTCCCGTGCCAGACGACGACCTTGCAAACGAGCCGCTGCCATACCTGATTATCAGTTTCGACGGGCTACAGAATGAAGGCCACACGAAGGACAACAGCTTCGAGGGCGACAACGACAAGGTGACCATATCCATCGAGATTGCAGCCGAAAGCCGCGACGCGCTGGGCGAGATCACCGAAAGCGTCCGCCAGACCATCATCGAGTATTTCGAAGACACCGAGAGTCACGCATGGGACGACTACCAGTACGTGCCGGACGAGTACGACTTCACGGCATCGGGCATTCAGTATGACCCTGACAAGCCCTGCTACTGGCAGGTGCTGCAATACGTGTGCGACACTAATCCGTAATACACAGCTATGGGTACTATCAAAGGACAAAACCTTCGCGTCATGGTTGGCGGCAAGTGCATAGCAATGGCCACCAGCTGTACCATTCACGTGGCAGCTCAGACTGAGGACTCGTCGACCAAAGACGACGCCAACGACTGGGCAAACAACGAAGTAGTTGGTTTGTCATGGGACGCCAGCACCGATTCTTTGGTGACGCTGACCGACAACGGCACGAACGGCGAACTGCCTACGGACCTGCTCAGTCTGATCATCAATAAGACCAAGGTTACGCTTACCTTCGACACCACCAGCGGCACCAACAACCGCACGGGCAACAACTCCGCCATCAAGAAGAGCGGCGATGCCTACCTGACGGACTACAGTCTGAATGCACCCAACCGACAGAACTCGACACTCACATGTCAGTTCACAGGAGCCGGCGCATTGTCTTAAAGACCATCAATTTCAGCGTCTTTATCATACTTCCCCGCGACGCCCGACCTACCACCTACCAGGGCGGGCGTCGTTTTCAGAAACACCAACAAACAAAGAACAAGAATCATGGCAACAATAAAAGGTCAGAACCTTCGAATATTAGTCGGCACCACCGCACAGAACCGTAAGTGCATAGCCGCCGCCATGTCGTGCACGCTGCACGTCAGCGCGGTCGTCGGCGAATCGTCAACGAAAGACACAGATAACGCCTGGGAGCAGAAAGAAGTCACAGGACTGGCGTGGGACGTACAGACCGAGGCACTCGTTCAAGACACTGCCGACGCAGGGGCCGTCGACTTGGAAGAGCTCACTGTGGGCAACATCTACTACCTGATGTTTGCACCCACCAACGGTACCAACAACCGCAGTGTGGCAGGACTCGGCAACCGCTGCTGGGGCGAAGCCACACTCACCGACCTGCAAATCGTGGCGCAGAACCGCAACAACACCACATGGGCAGCACAGTTCACCGGCATCAAGGACTTGACTCCTGATGACATAACACCGACACCATCATTGTAATTTAATCAAAAACTCCGAACCACTATGACAGACAACAAACAAACCATCACCATCCTCGGCGAGCAAGTTGACATCCGCTTCAACATGGCCGTGGAAATCGCCTATGAGGAAATCACCGGCGAGCCCTTCAACATCGAGACCCTCAACAAGCAGAAAAACTCACTGGCACTCTACATGGCCGCAATCATCACAGCCAACCCCGACACCAAGATCACCATCGAGCGACTGATGACCGAGGCCAGCGGTGCAGAAATCGGACAACTCGCCACCGCCGTCATCGAAAGCATGACCCAGTGGATGCACATACCCGAGGTGCTGCCCAAAGAAGACCAGACAGAAAAGAAAGACGCTGACGACGAGGACAAGACAAAAAACTGATTTCCGCCCACGAACTCTATGAGATCATCGTGGGCGAAATAGGCCGCACCAACCACGAATTCCTCTACGAACTCCGCGCCTGGCAGCTGCGACTCATCATCAGAGGCTACCACCGCCGCTCGCGCGACATGTGGAGTGCCACACGCTGGCAGACCTACAACCTCATGTGCGTCTCAATGGCCGACATCAAGAAGGTGGGCATCTACAAACCCTCCGACCTCCTGAAGTTCCCCTGGGAAGACGACACACTGCCCACCGGCCAACTGACCGACGAACAGATAGAAGAACTCCAGCGACAGATGCGCGAAGAAAACGCCCGCGCCGCAGAGGCCGAATCTAACGTCGGCGACAACAACAGCGACGAACTCGGACAATAGGCAACAGCCCTTCTAAGTAAACCAATTACGCCCAATGGTGCGGTTAGTATAGCGGACTAACCGCACTTTTTCGTATCTATGGCAGTATTGAAAAACGGAGCAGTAACCATTGAAGGCATCGATGAGCTCGAAAAGAAACTA